CTTAGATCGTTTACATATGTACTTGCCATTTATTTTCCTCGTATAAAATTATATATTATTATGCTACTTCACTCCAATCAGGAGATTGAGTTGTAGAAATTGTTGAATAGTTTGGTGTTTGTGAATCATCTACTAAACTCCAAATTAAAAGTTTTCCTAATACACCTGTTGCTAATACATCAGTATTATCTACAGATACATTTGCATCGGCAATTGTAGTTAAACTAGTTACTGAACCTGTAGCTGCTCCTAAAGTTATTGGAAGAATATTGTTAGATATAGTTCCTACACTTGATAACGCTGTTGTTCCTACTACATTTGTAGGAAATACATTAGCATCACAAGTTACTGTTTCATCTCCAAGTCCTACTGTAGATGCAGTACCGCTAACGCCTTGTATTGCAAAACCAGCAGCTACTACTGAATTTAAAGCAGATGTTCCAACTACACCTGTTTCAACTACATTAGCATCACCAGTTACGCTTGATTCATTTCCTAGTGTTGTTGTACCAGCTAATCCTGTAACAGCAACAGATACTGCGGTTGCACCAAAAGGTCCATCACCCCATGTACTGCGACCCCAACCAGTTGCCACTTAAAATCCTATGCTATTCTGATAACAGCGTTTGAAGCGTCCGCAGTAGGAAATGTAATAGTAAATGATCCTGCCGTAGATGTTTTATCTCCACCAAAATCAAATACAGCAACTGCTGGATCACCTGAAGCTGTATCATTAAATATCATACAACCTCTAGCAGTTATAGTTGCTGTTCCAAAAGTTAAATCTGCAAAATCTGTAAATGCAGTTGTACCTGATGTAGCAGGATTTACTCTTGTTAAACTTGCACCTTTAGCTGTGTAATTAGTACCACTTGCTTCATCAGTAGTTGTGTAAGCAGTTGTTGCTGCTGACATAGTAGCACTTGAAGTATATAGAGCTAATTTAAAATCATTACCTCCAGAGTTTAAAAAATTATGTTTTGCTTCTAAAAGTTCTTTTTTAAAAGATGTACACATTGCTTGAGTTATAGCCATTAAAGTCTCCTTATTATATTTGCTAGGTCACTATGACCTTGTTTTTCTAATTCGTTGCATATAGTACAAGTATGGTTTTTTATTCCTTCTTGTATGTAATGTGCAACAACCATTTTAGTCCTTGCTCTAAAAGCATGGGCTTGTGCTTTAATTTCTACTGGAGCAGTATCACTTATAGAAATTAATTTATTAGTAGCCATTTCAGCTACTTCTTCAGCAGTATGCCCTCTATTAGAAGTAGTTTGTACTCCTACGTTTCCTATAGAAATTTTAAATTCTTCTGTTTCCATTAATATTCCTTTGGTTCAACTGGTTCAGATAAGTTTAAATCTTTTCTGCCTATTATGCCAACAGGTTTGGATTCTTCTTGTAACTGCATTTCAGAAAGATTACAAACTTTCATCCCAGAACCATTTTGATATGTAACTTTTGGATCATTTAATCTGTGATATCCGTACAGTTTTTCTTTAAAATCTATATCTGTATCTAATAAACTTGAACGTGGAGCTATTTCTATTTGAATACCTGATTCAATACATTTAGATAACCAAAACTCTACACAACCTCTTCCTGATTCAGCAAAGTGCATATTACTTTTATAAGTGTAATCTACGCCAAAAATACAAATTTTCTTAACTTTATTCCACAAAGCAAAAGCTACTGCATAAGGAATTGTATTATTAAAGTACGAACAACCTAAATTATTAACAACAGATTCTATTGGATATTCAATTGCAGAAGGAACTCTTTTGTCTAATTTGCATGTATAAATAGGAAAAGTACATTCAGGCAATTTTTTACGCATCATGGAAGTCATTGTTCCAGCGTCTTCAGTATCTAAAAATCTACTCATAGGGTCTAAAATAAAAGCTCTGTCTATATTAGGCAAGACACCTATCATTGCATTTATAGCCCAAATTTCATCAAATTCTATACTGTGTGTTTGCGAAAGATGAAAATCTATCTGACTTTGACCCATAGCAACTATAGCAATACTTTTACCTTCTAATGATTGAATGGGTTCATTAGACATTTATTTTTCTTTGTCCATCCCTATATGCGTCTTTACGATTATAACCATCTGATTCTAATGTAAGTCTTTGTAGTGCTTCTTGAAATCTTTTTTCATAATTTACCATTAAGTCAGGTTCGCCTTTCATAAAAGTATACGCTTCTAATAAGCTAGCATAAAGCAATACTTCAGGTGCATTTGTTCCTAGCCAACTAGAACCAGAAACTGTAATGGAATTAGGAATGTAAAAATAATGTAATTCTGTATTAGATGACAAACTTGGTGTTGGACCAACTATAAAAGTTGTATCGTCAAATTGTGCATAATGCTTTGGTGTTCCTGTTGTAGAAGCAGAAGGATAAGCTTCTCTAATAAAACTAACATCTGTATTTAAAAGATAAGTGTAATTATTATCACTATCTAATATAGCTAAAGAATAAGGATAAAGATAATCACTAGGAGTTGCTAAATATTCATTATTAGCAGTAAATGTACCTGTAACATTTTTTCTAAAATTAGGTAACTCTACAGATTTTATTATTCTATCTTCTGCTTGTTTTATAATTGTATCTAAATTAGAAACAAAAGAACTTTCGGTATTTTGCGTATAATCTTGAATAGCTGATTTTAATGTTGTACTTGTCCAACTCATGATGTACTCACTTTTAATTTACCAATTTCACCTTTAATATCTAAACCCATTGTAGAAGAACCAAATTCTGTTACTCCACCACCTATAGGGTTAAATGAATAATATCTAGTAGAACTTATTTCTCCTGTATCTACTCTAGGATTGTATAAATTTTGTGGGTCAACAATATTTAATTCACCTAGTTTTAATTGCGGTTGGTCTTCATCTAAACATTCTATACATACACGCAGACCATTTCTTATGCCATCATATATTTCGTATTTCAAATCATTAAGTTTATAAGTAAATGCACAGCGATCACATTGACCTAAAGCTTTACTTGCTCTTGCGTAAGCCATTAATACCCACTCATTGACATATCAGGTACAAATCTAATAGAAGCTTTTTCTCTGTCTGCTTCGCTTACTTCTTCCCATAATTCCATATAACGCTGTCTTATCATAGGAACTCTTTGTTGAGCTTCTGGTGATTTACAAGCTAAATTATATGCCAAAGCATACGTTAAACATGGCAAGTATCTAGTTGGAACATCTGAATTAATGCTAGCTACAACTCCAACGTCTTCTATTTTTTTAATATAATCATATATTAATGTATATGTTTCGTTTGAATCAGGTGTTGACCATAATACTATTTTTACAGAATCATTATTTTTATCTATAAAAAATTGTGTAGGTTTTGATTGATTAAGTTTAGTAGCTTGATGATTGTATTCAGTTCTAGATATACGATTTAATCTTTGGTCAAATTGACTTGAAACATCAGCTTCATTAGTTCTTATAAAAGCATCAACTACATCTAATGCACTTGCATCCAAAGTATAACTACTAGTTCCACCTACTAAATTTACGCTTCCTTGTTCTACTGTCCAAAGATTTAATCCTTTGTTTTGCCATTCTAAAAATACTAAATTTAAAGCCCTTTTAGCTCCACGATAGCTATATCCTGAACGAAGTTCAAGACCACATATATCATAAGCTTCTTCCATAATATCGCTTATATCTAAATTAAATGTAGTTGTTCCGCTTGTAGCCATTATTTATCCTTTTTAATTCTAGTTATAGTAATACCAGATTTAGTTACTTTTACTTCTTTGGTTTTGAATTTTTTATTTAAATCTGTTTTAGTCATTGCCATCCAGTAAGCTGTTGTTACTACCATTTTATTTTTATTAACATTTCCATCTTCTACGAGCTTGTCTAATTCTCGAATCAGGATCGTTTTTAGTTTTAGCTGAACTTCTTTTTAATTGACCTAGTGATCTTGCACAATAAGATTTTCTTCTTTTAGCTGCTTTACTTCCTTTCTTAACTTTACCTGTAACTGCTGTCTTTAACTTAGAACCTGGATTTGCTTTACGATAAGCAGATACACCTTTCTTAGTCATACCAGCACCACTTTTAGTAGGTCTGTAATTAGCTCCTTTACCCTTAGTTGTTTTGGGTATAGGGTTTTCTTTTCTTCTCATTGTAAAGAATAATAACTAGTCTTTATTTCTTTTCATAGCTGGTTCAGAGGTCATTCCACCGCCAAACATTTTTTTAACATATTCTTTGTATGAAGTAGCTTCTTTACCTGTTTCTGTTCCGCCACCTTTATTGTAATTTAATGCACCACCTTCTCTATACATAGAACTCATAGGTGCTTTAGGCATCATTTTAGATTCTCCTCCACCCATATATCCTGACATTCCTCTATTCTTTTTTTTCAAACCCATATCTTTATTTGGCATAATAACTCCTTAAATTAATTAGATACTTACAATACTCTATTTTACTAGAGTATTATAAATATAAATGATACTACTTTTTCTTAGAAGTAGTTTTTTTTGTTTTAGCTTTTTTCTTAGCTGGTTCTTTTTTTGTAACTGGTGTTTTACCACCAACATAAGCTTCATTAACTTCAGGTGTAGATAAGTCATCACCGACAAGTTGTCCTTTATCGTTTCGCGCTCTATCACCATTCATTTCAGCACACTTACGTTCTGCATCTTCTAGATCAGGGTCTGGACCAAATACAGGTTTGTATATTCCATCTTCATCTAGTTTAAGAACTTTGTATTCTGCTGGAAATTGACCAGTCTCTGAAATTACATATTGTTTGCTCATAATTACTCCTAAGCGTGAAATACTGTCATTGTTAAAAATGTTGATACAGTATATTCAATATATATACCATCATTAAAAACAACACCTTCTTCTGGTATAACAACATCTCTTGTTGCATCAGCATCGCCAACAGAACTTAATCCCATAATACTTGTTCCAGAAGGAGAAGTATTTAAGAAATCAACTGTTCCTGCTGTAGCTGTGCTTGTTAAATAAATACCTTTAAGCCTACTTCTTCCTGCAAATACAACATCGGCTGCTGAAGTATTAACTCCTGCACTAACATTACCTGCTGGGTTTCCCACAGCAGTTATTGAAGCTATAGTCTTAAAAAATACTGTTCCAGTAGCTGTTCCTGCATTAGCACCTGTAATGGATTCTGTTTGAGCATCTCCATTTACATCTGTACCAACTACAGTAAAAGAAATACCTGCATCATTCCCAGCAGAAAGAATCGTTACAATTCTTCCATGACTAAGTGCAACTGCACCACCATCAGCTAACGCACCACCTATAGTAAGTGCTGCGTTATTTCCAACTGAGGCTGCTACAGATATACCATCAGCATCTAAGGCTACTGTGTCAGCAGTAATAGTTACTGCATTAACATCTGATTTACCCATGTATTACTCCTTAACTAAGGTTCATGTTAATTAGCGAGTATTCTGTATTTGCTGATACAGCCATTACATCACCAATTTCCATCAACACGTTATCTGTTGCTGGAGCAACGCCACCTGCTGTACCACCTGAACGAACTGCTGCATTACCTACAACTAAAGTTCCTACAGTTAATAAAGCTGCTGGTCCTGACAGTACTGCCCAACCAAATTTATCTGCTGCTAAGTCAATAACTGTAGCACCCATTAATGAACCTGTTTCTGCTGCTGGTGCAACTATTAGGTCATTACAAGGGTCAGCTAATAATGTTAGCTGTGAGTTAGTTGTTAAAGCAGTTGCTAAAGCATCGTAACAAGTAATTACTATTGAAGGGTCTGCTGAATGGTCATGTGCTGGATTAGATTTAACTCTAAGCATTTGTCCTTCACCATTTACATCGTTTACCCAAAGGTAACCATTTGCATATTGGTTTAGAGTAATGTCAGTACCACCTGTTTCTACAGAAATAGCTTTTTCACCTACTGCTACTACTGCTGTTGCAGACATATTTGCATGGTCAGAAAGTACTGCTGGTTGTTGTAATAACTTACCTGCTGTTACTGCTGTACCACCAATGCCGACATAACGATAAACATTATTACCGTAGATTAGCTTAGCACCTAAATCAAATGCTGCTGTAGTATCTTCTGCATAAGGATTTGCTGTAGCTACTAATGAACCACCTTTACCTATAATAAGGTCTGCTGGACCAAACCCTGCACTAGATGTGTATTTTAAATGTGCACCATCTTTTACTAAAAGTTGATCATCAACTGTTAAATCACCATCAGTATCAATGTTACCGCTTGAATCTATGTCAAGTATAGTTGTAATTGCACCTGTTGTTGAATTTTTTGAAATTACCTCAAAACCATTTTCGGACCTTACTGGTCCATTGAAAGTCGTATTAGCCATTATTAAGTCTCCTTAAATTAATCTATTGTCTTGGCAAAGTCTGCTAGGGCAGTCAATAGAAGTTAATAAAATCCCTAGAAAAAAAAAGGGCAACATAGTCACCCTTTCTTATTTTAGTTCTTACGAACTACCTGGTGATCCATAGATACCTAGTGGATCAGATACTCCAAAGGAATATCTCTCTCTAGCTTTGTATCTTACATTACCAGTATCAAAGTCTCCATCCATAGATGTAGTCATTGGACTTCTAACAAAGTGCTTCATGCCGTCAGGTATATCTGTCGTGATGAAGAAAGCATTGGTATCAGTTAAATAATGATTAACTGAATAGCCTTCTGGAATCACGCCATTTGTTTTGATAGCATTGATGTCATTGTCAGCAGAACCAACTTTATAATCGCTTTGTAAAAGTCTAGTAGCAACAAACTGTAAGTCTGAAGGTACTATTAATTTTACTGGTCTAGCAGCAATTTTCAGACCTCTTTCATCAGTATATTTACCGATTTGAATAACCGCATCTTCTAAAGATGTTTCATTCAAGTCAGCTCCTGCTGAAGGTCTGTTGCTGTTAGTTCCACCACTTACTAATGGATGAGCTGTGCTAAATAAAGCAACATCATCTCCACTTTTGAAAGCAGTTGAAAATCCATTATTCAATGGAAAAGCAGATTTTACCTGTTTGGTGTAAGCCATTGCACGAGCCAATGCTTTAGTATATCTACCAGAGAGAGAAACATAGAGGTTATCCTCCATTGCTTCTTCTGTGATTGAATATCCCATTGCAATAGTTTCGTGTGTGTAACGAGCTACGAAAGACTCTTGTGCAGTATCATAATTGATCGCTGAACCTTCATCTTTTACTGGAGCAGCACCGAAACCAGACAACTTCAACTCTTCTTCGAATGATCTCTCAGAGTTCTCAGTTGCATAAATTTCTTCATGCTCATTTTCGTAGTTATTATACTCTTCGCCAAACAACGCATTTAATCCTGGAAGGAGTTGTTTTAGCTCATTTGCTCTTGATATAGCAGCCATAATATTCTCCTATTAACCTATGCCAGTTGAATTTAACAACTGATGTCCGACATTAAACATAACGATTACATCTGTAAATGCATCTCCAACAGCACTATCTGGACCATCGACAAATTCGATAACCTTTAATGGTAGTGTGTTAGTAGTTGCAGCAGTAGATATACCGACTGTATTTTTGCTTGTACCGATCGCTGTACTTCCTGCGGTTTGCACGATGTTACAGTTTTTGCCCAAGTCGTCTTGGTCTGCTGCTCCATTACATTGCATTTGCATTTTGATAAACGGATCGGTAGCCACATACGCTACTAAATCATCTGATGCAGTTGAAGCTGTATACATTTGATTAGGCGTAAATTGCCCTGTTGAAGGGTCTGTGTAAGCACAACCAAGGAAAACACCAATAGGTGTTAAAGCCGAAGTACCTGTGTCTTTTTCGACAGTAGTATTTGGGTTGTTGTCAGCCCACTTAACAATATCGCCATAGAATATGCTAGTAGCATACGCATTTTTAATTTTGTAGTGAGTAACTTTTCCTTGATAAGGGCTTCCAACAATAGTTCCAACGGGTCTTGACCCGAAAGGGGTAGCTGTTGATGACATATTTGTCTCCTTATATTAAATTAATTATTAAAGATTCTATGAATCTTTACCAAATGAAGTCCTCGACTTGCGTTCAAACACTTGTTTGGTCGCCATTCGATTATCCTGATCTTTAAAGTAAACATTGTCTACAGAGTCTAATTGAGATTGAGCAAGGTCTTGGAAATACTTATCTCTGGCTTTCGCTTTCTCTGAAGGCATTTTACATAATAACTGTCCGCCTATTTCTACATTACCTTTTGTAGCCCATTCTGATCCGTGGTCCATCATGTGTATTTGAAGTTCTGGATGATCTTCAAGTTTACATGGAATCCACCCTTCACGAAAACGTCTTGATACATTAGGGTTATCAGATTGACCTAATAAGGCTGTTCTAATATACCTAAAGACAAAGCCGTCTATAGGGTTCGGTGATGGTAAATTAGCAGAATTTTCCCAGCTTTGTTCGTGCTGAGTAGCCTCTCGGCTATCTGTCTCTCTAGGAGTACGCTCTTGTTTTGTAGGAGTATCAGTTGAAACTTCTTCTACTTTATTTGTAACTTTATTTTCTTCTGACATTTAACTCTCCCTTAATAATTGATTTGCGTATTGCTCAGGACTTATACCAAGTTGGCGAGCTAGCTTAACTTGTGTCTGAGAAAGACGTATTTGCGTGGGTTTTTTGTTTCCGCTATCCCTCGTTGCGGATGCAACAACTGTTGAAGGTTGTCGTTTTGGAGTTTCTTCTTGAAGCATTTCTGTTTCATTAGTAGAAGTTACACCGAAAAAAGTTGGAAATTGATTACGCATAGCGTTATCTACTCCATTATAATATTCTTGTGACTTACTTGCTGGGTCTATACCTTTAGATTGTAAACTTTGATCTACATACATAGCAAAAGAAGTCATTTCTTTATGAACAGGTTCGCTGCCCATAAACCAAGGATTCTTTTGTGACCATACTTGCATTTCAGGGTCTTGCTGTTGTTGTTGTACAACTGGAGCTTCTTGAGGCATGTTAGCAGAAATTTGATTCTGTACAGACTGTGCCATGCTTCCTGACTGTTGTTCAGCTAAGGTTGCTTTAGATAACAACTCTTGTGCTTTAGTCATCTCGTCAGCGTTACCTTCTTCGTAAGCTTTCTTAAATGCTTCTGTAGCATTTTGCTTTGCCCACAACGCATTGTTATGTGCTTGTTTGTTTAAAACTTCTCCGCCTTGTTCAACCATAGCTTGTAGCCTTTGGTTTTCAGACATCATTGTTTGTAATCTTTTAACGGCTTCTTGTGATTCTTTATTAGCAGCTTCTTTAGCTCTACGTTCTTCGTGGTATTCGTATTTAATTTTAGCTATACGATCACCAGCTTTTTTACTGTAATCTGTTATTTCTTGATCTACAGCTTCATCATCCACATCAGGAGTTGCATCTTCTGCTCTTTTTGGTCTGCGATCTTCTACAGGAGTGTCATCAATTATTTGAACTTCTAATCCTTCTGGAATGTCATTATTTATTTCTGTAGTTTTGCCAAAGAATTTATCTTCTTGTGACTGAGGTACAGTTTCAGGTATGTATGGTTCTTCGTTTACTATTTCAGTTCTTGATTCACTCATGCTCTAACTACTCCTGTTGGGTCGTCAACTACTGCTTCCACAGTATCGTCATTAATTAAACGAAACTCTTGTCCATACATTTTCATTCGTGTTCCTGAATAAGCTCTAAAAACTACCCAGTCTCCAGATTTGCACCATGCTCCGCTTGGAAACCTTTTAGTATCGTTATAGCACTCTGGTCCAAGCTTTAAGACGTAACCGCAAATATTGCTTACTTCTTCGTCTTTAACTGTAGAGGATGCTTTAATAATGCCACCTTCGGTTTTTTCTTCAGCAGTAGGCATTGCAATTAAAATCTTCCAACCTTTAGGTTCAGGTAATTGACTTTTAACTTCATCATCTACTATAGGAGCTTTTATACTTTCTGGTTCTGGTATATCTATTTTTTTTTCTTTATTCATATTTGCACGACTTTAGGAGTCGAGTTCCTATTCTGATAAGTTCCTTTGGACATAATCCAAAAGTTCTCGTTCTGCAAGGGCTAAACCCTCGACAATACCAGCCATTTTTTGATACTCGGAAAAATCTTTACAAGCTCCTGTACTCATATGGTCAGCATGTTCATTCATCATACCTCGCAACTTCAGTTTCATATGTTCTGAAAGTGATAGCTGTGTGATATCATTACTCATTCTTATTGATATCTTTTCCTATATTTAAACCTATGTCAATACCTTTTTGATATTCTTCTCTTTCAGCTTTGTCTTCAAGCTGTTTATTTGCAAGCAGATCGCTAGCAGTTGCTTGTCCTATTCTAGCACCTGCAATTTCAGTTTGAGCTTTAATACGTTCTTTTTCTATCTCATCTCTAGCAGCAGCTTTTGCAGAATCTAATTGCAATCTACTTCTGTCTTCTTCTATTTTACGTTGCAGATCGCCTTCTTTAATAGCCATTTCTCTTTCTTTAGCCATTATTAATGGGTCTTTCTGTTGTTCCTGTATTCTTTCTTGCTCTGCTTTTTGCTGTGATGTTCCAAGAACTCTTTGAGCTGCTTCTGCAACTAGACTAGAAATACGTTTTTCTACGTCTGCTGGTAATACTTCTCCTTCTGGAGGTAACTCAACTCCCATTTCAACTTCTACTTCTTTTCTATACTTCATAGTTAAGTGTTCATTAACGTAAGCTGAAGCTGCTGCAAGAATAGATGGTGCTGCAGGACTTTGTTCTACAGTTTTCATAATTTCTGGATTCTGTTGAGCAGAAGCTACTACGGCAATATGTGCTTCATGATCTTGTTCTATAAATGCTTGTACAGGTTTACCATTGATTAAATTTTGTACAGCAGTAACTGGATCAACTGGTTTAACATCGTCTGTATCAGGAATAATGTCTTGTACATCTTCTATTCCTAGTACATTTAACATCTGTCTGTGCAATTCAGGAAGGTTATACATCTCAGGAGATGACTGTGCCAATTGCATAGCAGCTTGGTATTGCATAATTCTTTGAGCCATTGTTGCTGCATTAGGGTCTGATACAGGCAATACGTCTATTCTTCTATCAAAGTCTTCTGTTTTAATAAACTCTTCTTCATCTGTTTCATATGGGTAAGCTGGTTCTGTAAAATCTTTTACAATTCCTACCAATATATCAAATTCTTTTCTCATGGATGCGTGAAGCCTTGCTTGTACGGCACTCATTACTTTTTGATTTCTTTCTAGTAAAGCTAGTGTAGTTCCTACTGGTGCTTGGCTATTCATGTCAGATACTTTCATATCCGAGATGCTAGCAAAACGCCTACCTTCTTCTACTATGTTTTGTAACAATTGGTATAAAGTTCCTGATGGTTCTTTGTATGGTAAGAAAGTAATGTTGTCTCTAATTGCTCCACCTGGAACATCAACATCTCTAAACTCTCCAGGCATGATTGGGGTATCATCGCCTTTTATACGCAAGCCTCGTGCTTTTAAACCACCAGGAAGGTTAGATAAAGTACCAGCATCTACTAATTGTCTTAGTATAGATGTAGCTGATTTTGCTAATCCACCTACCATGTGTATCAAACCAAAGCCATAAAATCCTAATCCTGGAAGGTATTGATAGTGAACAAAGTGCATCCTTCTTAACTTTTTAGGATCATCTTCGTAATAGTTTCTACGAATACTTAATATAATCCCACTTGGATAATCAATCGTTACAACGTAAGGTATAGCTATACCTGTTGTTTCACCTGATTCATCAGTATCTTCATACCCTTCTAAGTCTAAATCTACTTGCATTTCTAATACAGTATGACTTTTATCATAGTTGTAAGTATCAGACTCACCCGTTATATCATTGTATTTTTTTGTAATATCAGAAGTGCTTTGTGAACCATCTGGTATATCTATATCTCTATAGAAGCCATTGACTTGCATTTTTCTAATAATGTTAGAAGACTTACGCATTACATGAGTAGCACGTTCACAAGTCTCTAAATCACTAGCACCATAGTTAACTACTAGGTCTTCTGCTGGTACAAATATAGAACTGGGTCTGTCTAAGCTAGCGTCAAAATAAACTTTACGAAAAGCAGAACCTGCCAAAGGTAAAGAAAATAACATCTTTTCTGTTTCTGTTCTGTACTCTGACATCTCATGTGTCAGTAAGTAGTTTAAATAATCTTCTACTCTTTGTGATTGTTTTTCTTTTTCTTCAGTAACTTTACCAACTATTTTAGTTCTAACTGGTCCAGCAGCAGGAAACATTTCTGTAATTGATTGAGATTGAAAACGTATTACAGCCTCACTTAACATAGGATGGAATACGCCACATGCACCTGCCCAAGGTTGTGTTCTTTCTTCAATCTTTAAACCTAATTGGTCTAAGCCTTTAGTGTAAGTTTCTTCCCAATCGGATCGAGATTCTCTGTCTCCGTTGTAAGAACTTATCAATTCTCCACCAAGTTCTTGTAATACTTTATCATCTACAAATTCTGCAAGATTAGAATCAAAGTCTTCATCACTTGTTTCTTTTGAATTAGGATCAAAGTCAATAATCATGCCACCATCTTCGGTGTCTATTGCAACTGATTCAGGGTCTTCTATTTGTATAGTTAGCTCCTCTTCAGGTTCTTGTTCTATCAATCCGTCTATAGGTGTAGCTGGTTGTCTTTCTATTGCCATTTAAATATCCTAATAATAATTTGCAGTTCGGTTGTGTTCTAAAGGTTCATCTTCCTCATCTGAATGCAAAGGAATAAAACCACCTTGCCTGAATCTTAACAGAGCTTGCGTAGTGCTATCAACTAAATCGTCATGTTCCATATTAGGGAATCCTGCAAATTCTTCAATAACTTCTTCTGCCCATCTGGTTGAAGGAGCATGTACTACCCCTGAAGCAAACAGATCAGATACTGCATTTACTCTTGATATCTTGTCGTTACCTCTACTTGGTGTGTATTCTTGTACAGGAATTCCTATTGCCCTTAACTCAAAGATTAAAGGTAAGCCAGCAGCTTTAGCCTCTACAATGAACGCATCAGGCTTATACTCGTTATACTTCTCAAAAGCTTTTCTCTTTAGCTCAGGGAACTCTAAACGCTCTTTATAGGCATCTAGAAGTATAAGATTGGGAGCCATCATTCCATCGTCATCTTCTTCGTAGAAAACTCCCCATGTTGTACATGCAGAGTAATCAGCTCTTTGGTTCTTCATAAAAGCCGTGTCCCAAGATTGGATAACAAATTCACAATCAGGTGGCTCTCTATCTTCCCATGTTTTCCACCACTCTCTTTTAACAATTGCTCCTTCTTCTGAAGTAGGGTCTTGTTGATAC